GGGTTTGTTCAATATAACTGCAACACCACTGGATGCATTCCAGTCAGAGTTTACCTGAGCTGCAGGTATCGTAGGTTTATTAGTAAGAGAATTATAATTTCCGTTAAATGGAGTTGTCCAAGAAATAGAAGTTCCAGTAGAGGTTAGAACCTGACCAGAGACTCCAGATAGACCTGCTGCTTGGATAGGTTTACCAGCAGGTATATTCAGACCCTCCTTTATCTCAACGGGAGCATCATCCCCATAATTAGCGATTTGGTTCGCAAGTAATTTTGACATACCTCTAGTCCTGAAGACAATATTTCTAAGCTAGAAGTATTTATTAAAGGTTAATCAGTTAGTTTCGGGAATTGGATTACATTATCTAAAACATCTAGGTCTTTTCCATTCTTTTTAGTAATTATCTCAAAAGAATAGTCAGAAAAATTAGGGTCATCTAATTTATTATAATAATCTGCTGTATTATCAGTAAAACGGATAGTGTTATTAACTTTCTTCTTTAGATCACTAACAGAATTAAGTGTGTTGAATAGTTCTGTTAGATATTCATCTTCTCCTTCTGCCAGAGCAGCAATTAATGCATGACGCATAGCTTTTTCTGCTTTTGCTAGTTGTGATTTAACGCTCATGATGTGTAAGGGGATGTAATTGTATCTGAATCTCTAGGGTATGCTGCTACCTCTGGATCTGGGTCTAACCACTTGGTATATTCGTGGTCTTCTATACAACAATCTAGTTGTGCTTGACTATCTAGCAAGTACATGTCATTGTATCTTCTAGTCCATTCGTTGAACTTTTGTATTCTAAAATCTGGATAACCACTGTCTAGTGTACCAGACTCTACAAACCTATACGGATATCGTTCTAGGATTACTACTGGTTTCATTAAAGATAATTATGACTACTAATATTATAGCAAATAATTAGATGATGTCAAGATGCATCATCATGATTCCATAAATTTATTAGTTCATCATCCCATTTCTCAGGAATAGCAAGAACTGCTCTTCCATCAGGATGTCTGACTATAATTATCTCACCGTTTTCTACACGATCAAGATAGTTTTCTTTGTCGGCATCAAAATCTGCCTTTGTTATTTCTAATGCTTCTGTCATGGTATTTCACAGCATAAATTATTTTCTTGCATGTACTTCAATGATTCCTGACATCCTCCCAATGGTATGTCATCCATGACTACTTGTGGAAAGGTAGATCCTTTGCCAAATAATTCATAGAACTCATCGTATGTAAAGTCTGTATTCAAATCTAATATCAGACTAGGTAATCCTTCTATTTCTAAAACTTGTTTAAATTTTTGACAGAAAGGACATCCCTGTTTAGAGTATACTGTAAACATTATACCATGCGTTTGAAATCTTTGTCAAATATATCTAGTCCTTCACGAGTAAGAACATGGTCATACATTTTATCAAAGACTTTTATAGGTAAAGTACAAACCTTTGCACCGTAAAGGAAGCAACGAGATACATGATGTACGTCACGTAAACTAGCAGCGAGGACTTTTGTTTTAATTGATTGTGTGCAATACAAATCAGCAATGCCACGAACTAATTCTACACCACTAAATGAGTTGTCATTAAGACGACCTACAAATGGTGAGATGTATGTTGCTCCTGCCATTCCTGCAAGTGCTGCTTGTGCTACTGAGAAACAAAGAGTTACGTTAGTCTTTACACCAACCTCACTAAAATACTTACATGCTTTGATTCCTTCTTTTGTCATAGGTAACTTAATCGTTACCGCTTCACTGATGTCACGATACTGTGCAGCATCATCAATCATCTCTGCTGCTGTGTCACCTTTGACCTCTGCAGATATACTTTCCATCTCAGGAAATACCTCTGCGATTTCTTGTATTAATTCTAGGTAATTGATTCCTTGATTTGCAACAAGAGTCGGGTTAGTTGTTACACCCGCAACTATTCCACTGTCGTATCGTTCTTCTATTGCTTCAATATCGGCAGTGTCTAGAAAAATTTGCATAATATTTAAAAATAATCTTTTCTGTAATATCTTCCTAAGATGTTACTATTATAGTAGGCAGGACTACCATCTGTCAACCTCTTTGTCAGGACTTCATTTAAAAAGAGTTGTCTTGTCTCCTCATAGTTTGTTCTTCCAAGGGTTGTATGGAGGGAGAGGATTTCTCGTCTGAAAGTATCTCTGCCATTCTCTTTAATGTCTCGTTTAAGTTCGTCAGAACTTCCATAATATTTTTTCCAGTCTGATTCGCTTGTGACCCTTCTCTTTCCTCCTTTTGGTTTTCGCTTCTGCACGAAGTACTTTCTTCCAATATATTTCCTTCCTGTGACAGTGCTGGTAATGCAGTAAACGAACCCATAGTAGTCGCCAATATCATCAGAGGTAAAAGGACGACCTTCGTATATCCAAGGGTTTTCATAATCGACTTCCAAAATAGTAATCATATTATAACACATTCATAACTATATATCCATAAATATTAATAAACACTTATGAGATGACTGTCTATAGAAAAAATATAATAATAAATGTTGGTGAAACTTTTAGTGAAGATTTAACACTCTTAAGTGCTGATGGAACTGGAGTTGTTGATTTAACAGGATTTACGGGTCAGTCACAACTTAGAAAAAGTCCTTTTAATCCTCGTTTTGCAGATATACAAGTTGGTATCTCAAGTGCTGCAAAAGGTCAAATTAATATATCAATGGCAAGCACTATAACAGAACTTCTACAAGGTGGTAGGCATGTATATGATGTTATTCTTACTCGACCTAGCGGATTTAAATTCGTTGCAGTTGAAGGTAACGCTCTTGTAAGATCTGGTATCAACACTATGGTACATTATTTCGGTTCACCATAAATAAAAATAAAAATATATGGCAGTCTTTAGTACCAATTTAGTAATATATAAACACACTGATTTCGAGCAAACATTTGTGCTTGAAGATAGTCAGTCAAATAGTGCTAAAGATCTAACAGGTTTTACTGGGATTTGTAGAATGCAGAGGACATTAAATCTTGGTGAACTTACAAGTTTTACTTTATCATTCACAAACAGAACACTAGGTAAAGTTAGAATATCATTAACGTCTGCACAGACAGCAGTAATTCCAGATGGTAAATATTTTTATGAATTAAGACTTACTGATCCTAGTAATGTTACTGAAAGAGTAATTGAAGGACAAGTAATAGTAAAACATCCAGTCACTTATCCATCAGATCCACCTCTCACTCCTTTTGTTCCTCAAGTTCCTTAGATTTAAAATAAAAACTCTCACACCTAAAATAAATTCTAAGCTGAGAGTATTTTGATTTGTTGTATTTGTATTCGATTGGTTTGGAGTATTCTCTGAATGGATTTCGATGAATTGATAGTTTGTCGTATTTTGATAGCATATAGTACCTAAAGGCACTTTATTTATACAATTTTGGTATCAATTATGGCACAAAGTCAGGAAAATCATACGGACCATTTAATTTCTTTTCTAACTCTCTTTCATCTAAAACTTCGTGAATTAATTTCTTAAATTCTTTTTTAAGTTCTTCAGTTAATTCTATTTCCATTTTTAAAGTTTAATAATAATTCAAAATCCTCAGACACACCAGCTCCCGCTTGGTAGTTCTGGGGATTTAGTTTTGCAAGTTTGACTGACTTTAGACCACCGATGATGTCAGCACGATTGATAACAGGTTTCATAATTACATTTTTTCAATAGCTTTGTTAGTAGCGTCTGTTCTATCCTTTATGGTTTTAATTAAACCAGGTTTTTTAGGTTCTGTTTTTTTAATTGATTTTTCACCTGCCTTTCTTCCAAGATAAGAAGCAGCACCTTTAACAGCAGCTGCACCTGCAGCGAGTCCACCTAAGACATTAACAACTGGCATCTTCATCATATCCATTTCATCAAGGTTTTTTTTTTGCTCCTCGACAATACTTTGAATTGTTTCTGCATCCATCTCAGTCATCACATAGTTTGCTTCTTCGATTGTAGCAACTTGTTCTGTAGATATCAAGTACTCAAGAACTAAATCGTAAGCATCATACTCTACTGATTCCATACCACCAGCACCACCACCTTGAATAAAGTTTCTATCTCTACCAGATGCCCTTTTACCAATATTTAATCTTGGTTTTTTCTCTTTCTTTGGTGCCTTTACTTCCGCATTTGCAGGTTTTTCACCACCAAAACCTTGACCACCACCTTTAGTACCTTGTTTTTTCTTTGACTGCATCATAGTTCCAACAGCACCAATACCTGTCATTAATGCAGGAACTAGTTTACTACCACCTTTTATCAATGCTCCTGCCATACCTTCAGACATTTCCGCTTTCTTCTTAGCTGCTATTCTTGCCTTTGCCATTTCTTTAGCACGATTTTTAGCCTTCTCTTTATTCTCCGCTCTCTGTGCAGGAGCAGTTCCTCTCTTCACAAAACCCTTGCCTTTAACTTTCTTGATAAACTTAGAATTAAATTTATCTTTTGTTGACATTGGTTTTGGATCTGGTTTTGTCTCTGTCGTTTTAGGTTCAGGATTAAGATCTTTTTCATCTCTACTCATATTTGTCCCATACTCAGGGTTATTCATTGGTCCGTCTATCACTGGGATATTAGACATTTTTTTCTCTGGTTTAGGTTTTGGTTTTCCACTACCTCTTCGATTAGTTGGATTTCCTACACCACCACCGAAACCTTTTTGAGGAGGAGTAGCTGGTTTGAAAGCATCTTTTCTATTTTGTGCTAATTGTGCAGATGAAGAACCTCTTCTCTCTTCAAGATTTTCAGGTTTAGAAACCTTCTCAGCATAAATTTTTGCAATCTCTTGATATTCTTTTAAGTCTCTAAACATTTTAATTCAATATTCTACAAGAATATTTATATCATTTCTTCTTTGGATCTAATATTTTATAAGTTCCATCTGCCTTTGGTTTATATTGTATTTGCTTCTTAAATGGATTTCTTGATGCCTTTTGGTTATACTTGTCGATAAAGTTCTTTTGAACCTTTCCAAGTTGAGCCATTTGTTTTGGATCATAAACTTTACCACCTTGTCCTTTCTTAGAAGTTCCTGTTAAACCATATCTAACATTAACTTTTCCTACAGTTTTTAATCCATCACCTTTTTTCAATACTTTTTCTTTTTTACCAGCAAGTCCCAGAGCTGCTGTTAAACCACCTCCTACTGCAAGATTTTTAGCAAAGTTTCTGCCCATTGGAGTTGCAAAAAAAGCTGTAGCACCAGCAGCTGCTAATCTTCCCTTTGGTCCTAATTTACCAAGAAATCTAGTAAAACCTCTCGCTATACCTTTTCGTTTTGAAGCTGCTACCGCATACTTAACATTTTGTGGTAGTTTTAATGTTTTATTTGTTTCTCGTTTTATAATAGCCTGAGTTGCCTTATCTACCTTCATGCCCCCTAACTTGGTAGGATCTGTTGCATAAGATATATTTCCTGATTTAGTAATTCCTGTAGAAACTTTCTTCACAGGTGGTGGTGTAACACCAGTATCACTCTTAGCTACGTAATCAGGTGCAGCACCCACTGTAATCTTCTTGTTAACTTTTTGTAGGTCTGATTGAAAGTTTTTAAAATTTTTCTTTCTCTGCTGTGGAGTAAGATAATTACCTTGAGAGTCCTTTCCTTGAGCAATATTTTTATAAGCATCTGTCTTCTTAAACTGATCTGCTTTTTGAGTATCAATTTTATTTTGTGCTATTCTATTTACGTCTGATTTAGATTTTGTAGAGCTCTTGCTAGACTTTGTAACAATAGCGTCTTTTACCTTCTTCTCAGTATTTACTTTTTTTGTAAAATCTTTTGCTTTCTTTGATACTTCAGATTGCTTGACTACTTTTGGTTTATCAGGTGGTGCCATTCCAATACCTGGATCAAATCTTGATCCAGAACCTTGTCCCTTGAAAGAAGTTCTACTTGTTTTTCTAGGACCACCAGGAAGATTTCTATCTTTAAAATCTTGAACATCAGATTTATATTTTTTAATCTCTTTACTGAGTTGATCAAAACGTTTCTTGGTAGGATCGTTTATATCTTCTGGTTGTGTTATCTTAAAGGCTCTCCTTTGCATCTGTTTGACTCTAAATTCACCAGATGTAAGACCTTTGCCAAAAGCAGATGCAGGTGCACGATAACCACCTGGTTGTTTATCTAATTTCTTTAAATCAGATTTTTTAGGTGTTTCAAATGCACTACTTACTTTTTTACCTATCTTCGTGCGTTTATCAACTTTTTTTACTTTCTTATCATAATCAGGGTCAAAAGGATCTGGAGTCCCTAACTTATCTGCTCTATCTAATCTTTTCTGTACCTTCTCTCCTCTCTTAGGTGCAGTAAAACCTATATCACCAGTTCCTCCAGGAAACTTAATCTTTTTTTCCTGTAGATTACTTCTTCTTATATTTTTTATTTTCTCAAACAGACTCATCTTCTGAAGACACTTTTTTAGTATTTATATCAAACGATTCATACGCATCATAGTCACCAAACAACCAAGCATCTGCTTTTGCTGCCTCACGATATGCTTCAATACTCATATCTTTGAGTCCTTTTACTTCTGAATCAGTTTCAACATATTTAACTCTTGGTTGTGTATAACCATCCCAACCTTTGTGAATCTCTTTCACCTGCTCATCTACACTTGCCATTTCCATTTGTATCTTACCTTCAATCCATATTTTTTTCAACCAAGCAACAAAACCTAATGCAAGATGCTGAATATACGGGTTCTTAAATTTTTTCTTCACCCATCTCTCTGCCTTTGCATACCAAGGGTCTGAACCCTTACCAAATTGTTTTTCAAATTCTACTTTCATTGTTTTCTGACCAGTTAAAATTCCATCTTGGAATAGATACTCTACCTCTTCTTTTCATCCTACCACTATTTAATCTAATGTTAAATGATACTGAAATACGATCTTCGTTTGACTTATTTTCTTGTACAAGATGATTTAAATGTGCAGGAAAAACAAGTATTTTACCTTCAGTGGGATTGAAGTGGTAACAATGATATAAATTGTTTTGATTTTTAAAATCATCAATATATGAATTTAGTTCATTGTGTGATTGAAATGCAGTTGGAGGATCAAATGCAATTACACCACAATCTTTAGGACATTTAATCCATAATACACCTGCTAAATCAACACCAGGGTGATTATGCTTAATATTATAATCGCCTGGTTTATTAATATTAACCCAAGCATCAACTTTCATATTGAATGATTCATCAATTACAGGAAATCCTGCTAAACAATTGATAATAAAATTATGTAATACATCATCTTCATTATTCACACTAAAATCTGATGATTGCCAACCACCATGATTTGAAATTAATACACCTTCTGGTTCTTTCTTTTTCAAATCATATGCATAATCAATTAATTGATTTTGAATTTCACCAAATCCATTCACATCAAATTGATGTATTATAGAGGGAAAAAGATTTATATTACTATAACTTAAATCCACTAAAGGTATCCTTTTTCACATCCTGTTTAATACCACCGACAATGTAGGATTCTACTTCTGTCTCCTGTGGTGCCACTTGTAATCCCTTTGAGGATATCCAATGCTCTGTCCAAGGCAATGGATTATTTCTTGCTGGAATGTCGTAAACTGGTTTCAAACCAATTGCTCTCATTCTGCGATTTGCTACCCATTCAACATACTGATGAAGTAGTTTGTCATTAAGACCAATCATACTTCCATTTGTAAATAGATACTCTGCCCAACGCTTCTCTTCGTTTACACAACGGTCAAACATACTGTATGTCCATTGCTCTTCTTCTTTAATGATTTCCTTCATTTGAGCATCATCACCCTTCTTCCAGTTGTTTATAATATTCTGAGTTATTGCCAAATGGAGATTCTCATCTCTTGCAATAAGCGATATGATTTTCGCAGATCCTTCCATGAGTTTAAGCTCACCAAAAGCAAAACTACAAGCGAAAGATACGTAAAAGCGGATACCTTCCAGAATGTTGACATTAGTAACTGCACGATAAAGTTTCCTCTTAATTTCTTTTTGTTCCCAAGCACCACTAGTGCTGTCTCTCCAATCTGGTCTCCACCAGTTACTTGTATCATACTGATGTGCTTCGTTGATGAAAGTATCATATGACTCAGTGACACTCGCTGCACGGTCTAGAATACGATCATCAGATAATATCATATCAAATACATCAGATGGATCTGGATATACATTTTTAATAACGTATGTGTATGAACGTGAGTGTATCATCTCCATAAATGACCATACTTCCATACAAGCTTCTAACTCAGGTAAAGAACAGTATGGTAGAAATGCCATACCTGGTGCACGACCCTGTACAGAGTCAAGCATAATCTGATACTTGAGATTAGATGTATAAATGTGTTTCTGCTCTGGTCGTAATGATTGATAATCACCACGATCTTTTTGTAATGATACTTCTTCTGGTCTCCAGAAATATCCTAGTTGAGATTTTGTTAGATTCTCAAATGCAGGATATTTAAAGTTATCATATCTCTGTACTCCTAAAGGTTTACCAAAAAACATAGGTTGTTTTTTTGTGTCACACTCCTCTGTATTAAAGACGGTTATGCCTTTAAGATTATTCATTTTTTTGCTATTGATAGGTGAAACTTTAAATTGAACAGGATTCACACTCTCCCTCCTTTGCGTTGCTTAATTCGTTTAATAGACATTCTAAGTTATCACTCTTTTCATTCTCTAAGGTATCACCAACTTCATCAGTCTTGATGTCATATGTGTTCTGATAGTAAGATGTTTTCCAACCATACTTGTAAGTAGATAGAAAATCTTGTGCCATTACACTGACAGGAACTTCTGAGTTTTCATAGTTTTGTGGATTGTACGACCAGTTTCCAGAAATCGCTTGGTCAAAGAACTTTTGCATAACAGCAACAATATTAATATACCCTGTGTTATCAGGCATATCCCAGAGCAACGTATAGTTATTCTTTAAGGTATTGTAGGAGGGAACAATCTGTTTGAGCGGTCCTTTCTTTGACTTCTTGATTGAAAGATATCCTCTTGGAGGTTCTATACCATTTGTTGCGTTGCTAACAACGGAAGATGATTCCGAAGGCATTTGTGCGGATAATGTGCTGTTTCTTACCCCATATTTCTTTACATCCTGACGAAGAGATTCCCAGTCAAAGTTCAACTTGTTTGGAACTAATTCGTCAACATCTGTTTTGTAAGTATCGATTGGAAGTACACCGTGAGAATATTTAGTACGATCAGAATATTGACATGCACCCTTCTCTTTGGCTAAGTTCACAGTGGACTTTATGAGATAATATTGGAATGCTTCTGTTAAATCATGTACCAATTTCCAAGCTTCTGGATCGCCATAAGATACTCCTTGCTTGGCAAGATAGTGTGCTAAACCAATGTAACCGATTCCAAGGGAACGTCTTGCTTTAGTAGCGACTTCTGCTGCTCCGACTGGGTATTGTTGGAAATCAATGAGCTCATCAAGACTCCGAACACTAAGATCACAAAGAACTTCAAAATCCGAAATATCCCTAATTTTGCCAATATTAATAGCACTAAGGATACAGAGAGCAATTTCTCCAGTTTCATCATCAATATGTTGTATAGGTTTGGTTGGTAATGTAATCTCTTGACACAAGTTGCTCATTTCAACTTTATCTGTAAAAGATGAATGAGAATTGCAATGGTCAATGTTCATTAAATACATCCTACCAGTTTCTGCTCTCTCTTTCAACAGGTCTAGTATAAGTTCTTGAGCATTTAATGATTTCTTTGGTATTGATTCGTCTAATTCATACTTGATGTATAAATCATCAAAAGATTCCGTACCAAAACTATCATAAAGCCCTGGCACATCATGAGGAGAAAAAAGGGTAATGTTTTTATTTTCAATGAACCTTTCATAAAACAATTTACTTAATTGAATACTATAGTCTAATTTACGAACTCTGTTATCTTCTGTTCCTTTATTGTTCTTTAAAACTATTATATCTTCTATTTCTTGGTGCCAGATTGGAAAGTGGACAGTTGCTGATCCACCTCTGATGCCATTTTGAGTGCAGCATCTGACAGTTGATTCAAACTTTTTGAGAAACGGGACGACACCTGTGTGTTGAACTTCTCCACCCCTGATTTTAGCATTGATCCCCCTGATCCTGCCAGCGTTGATGCCAATACCAGCCCTTTGTGCGACATACTTACCAATGGCCATGTCAGAACTAAAAATACTATCCAAGGTGTCGTCAATATCAACCAGAACGCAAGACGCATACTGCCGAAGGGGTGTTCTGACTCCTGCCATGATTGGTGTTGGGATGTTGATCCTGTGTTTTGATATTGCATCGTAGTATTTTTTAACGTAATCTAATCTGGTTTCTTGTGGATATTTAGAGAAAATTGTAGCAGCAATTAACAGATACATGAACTGTGGTGTCTCATATAAGTCACCTGTGCTTCTGTCTTGTACCAGATATTTGTCTACAACCTGTCTTAGACCTGCATATGTGAACAAATAATCACGGTCATGGTCTAAAAATGATTGTAACTTATCAAACTCCTCATCACTGTAAGTTGTTAAGATATCACTATCATATATTCCTTTATCAACACATTTTTCAACATGGTCTTTTAGATTAGGAAGTTCATGTATTCTACCATATAAATTTTTTCTAAGAGCAAATAGTAAAAGTCTTGCTGCAACATACTGATAGTTTGGATGGTCAAGATCAATTAGGTCACTTGCTGAACGAATTAGAATCTCCTGTATCTCTCCGGTGCTTATACCATCATAGAACTGAATACCAGACTGTATCTCTACTTGACTCGCAGAGACCCCTGCAAGGTTCTTACACGCTTCTTCTACCATTACGTGCATCTTTTCAAGGTTCAATGGTTCTATCGCACCATTTCTCTTTTTAACCTTTGTTCCGTTCGTCATTTTTTTATTATTCGTTTAAATTGAAATTGAATACTAATGAAATCCTCGTTTCTTCCGAATGATTTCTAGTAACTGCGTGATCTAATGTGCCAGGAAATATAAAATATTTACCAATCTCTGGTTTAAAAGAACTCGTATTACCTTTAATATATCTGTAGTGTGTAAACCAATTAGGATAAAACACTATATCACCAGAGTCATATGGAGCAGTAACGTAAAACACAGAGGAGATGTCATCAGGATAATGATTGTGTAAATTTACAC